ATTTGCATTGGCTTGGTCAATGCAACCACTATATTATAGTGGTTGCAAAATGAATGTTTTGTTCCATAAATTAGCAGATTTTTCCAAGTTTTAGGTCAACGGCTCGCAACCCCTCTACGATACCTCTGGTTTCGATAATCGGGACCATCCTTTGTATCACATGTCTATGTCCGCAGATCAGATAACCTATCTTGATTTGCTGCCGCAGAAGTTTCATTGGAAGAACTTCGATAAGACGAAGGCGTAAAAAAAATGCCCGTTGCGGTTGGTGTTCCGCAACGGGCTCCATGACCCGAACTCCCAAAGAGAATGAGAAGAGGGGATTAAGCTGCGGCGGGAATCGAACCCGCATCTACCGATTTCAGAATCGGTCGTGAAGCCGATTTCAGGATCGGCATTCACCCAGTAAACTCTCGCAACATATTCAGGTCGCCGACAACTTTGGGCGAGACGCTATGCACGCCCATGTTTCCATTTGAACAAAAATGGAGAAGTTAAGCCAGTCTGTTTTAGGGGTGAAATCATCTACTAAGGATGGTTCGCAAAGCGGTGATAGCTTGGTCATAACCACGAATCAATCCAAGATTATAACCAATCAAGCCGCCTACGGCCAAACCAGTTACTAAGGTCCAGAACCAAACACGTTTCAGTACAGTTATCATATATGGTAATTCAATTCTTGGCTGCTCTTACGCCTGTAGCGACAATCGTAATCGGCGCAATAATCCCAATCCTCGTCCTCGGGGTCGTACTCCGGCCTCTTTGATCGGGGCGGGATTTTCGTTATCTTCACTTTCGGCTCCGATATTATTTCTTGGGCGAGGCTATTCATCTGGGAGTCGTCCTCTACTAGCCACCAATCAGGAATTTCTCTATGCTCGATGCAGCGAGCTTTTGCCCACTTTTGGGCCTCTTCTAATTGGTCGGCTTGGAAGGTAGGGTATTCAGCTTCTTCGCCAAATACATAGGCGGTTTCCGGCATATATCGCATGATTTTGATTTTGCCGCCAACGAAGAAGTCAGTAACGAATCCTTCCCGACGATCTCTCAGGAGAATGAAACAGTATTCATCCATCTTGCGGTCGTAGACCAGGATGCGGTACTCTTGTCCGGGATCAACTTCTTGCCCGTCCCCGTTAAGTTTTTCGCTTCGTCTATTCTTCATCTTGAAGTGCCGTGGTTTCGTTCCGCCTCTACTTTTTGACTATCGTCATAGTGGGGAGCGATCTTTAACTTTTATCGCCTATATACACGGGAGGACGAATGGGCGATTACGGTTGGGGGGTGACGGGGCGAACCTTTGTGAGCAATACTCCGCTGTTCGGGGTCGGGAACAGGGCTTGCTCTGTCTATGCGGCGTCCCACGGTCAATTGGAGGACATCTACATCAAAGAGGTAGTACAAATCCAACCTAATTATGCCGTCACTGTTACTTCCAACGCCGCTGACACAACGGTGTTTGATGTAACAACTAACCCTAGCAATCTGTTGTTCTATTACAACTACATTGATACGAATAACGAGATGTGGATGGATTGCGAGTTAGTGACATATAGTGTGGCATCGGCCATGATAGCGGGATATACCATATCTTGATAATTGCGCCCGGTTAATATCAATTTACGATGGTAGTTTGCCGATATAATATGCATGGGGACACTTCTCAAGTTAGGTACTGTTTACTCTCGGCTTGGCACAGACAATGACCGGCTGAAGGAAACTCTCTGGAAGGCATTTCGTTTCAGAGACCCAGATTGCTTTCATAATGCCGCATACCGAATGCGACGGTGGGATGGCTTCAAGAGCTTTTTCACTAAGGAGGCTGGACAATTCTTAACCGGGCTCCTACCGGAAGTTCAGTATGCCTTAAAGATGATGAAGATGCCGTACACGATAGTGGATAACCGGCAGCCTCTTAACTTTCTTAGAACCGAGATCAATGAGGACTTCTTGTGGTGCCGGGACCACGATAAGCCTGTTGTTTTGCGAGATTATCAAATTGATCTAACAAACCAAGCCTTAAAGCATAAGCGTGGGGTCATTCAAGCCGTTACAGGTGCGGGTAAGACTTACATTATGTTAAGCCTATTGAAGTGTCTGCCTCCTAAGACTCATGCTTTGGTACTTGTTGATACAAAAGAACTGGTTTGGCAGAACTACGAGGAGATCAAGAAATTTGGTTTTAATGACGTGGGAATGTTCTACGGAGAGGTGAAGGAACCTAATTATATTACGGTTTGCCTTATCAATAGTGCCCCGAAGCTTGCCGAATACTACCCTAAAATCAAATGTTTGTTAGTGGATGAAATCCATTCTATGATGGCCCCTCGCAACATCCGGCTCTACAAGCAACTTTCAAAGGCGGATATACGTATCGGCTTCTCCGCAACCCCATTTACCTTTGGTGGGAAAGACGAGATTCAAAAGTTCAATGTTAAAGGTCATATAGGCCCGGTTCTGGTGACTGACTCTGTGGAAGGTGGGAAACTAACTACTGCTGTAATGCAAGAAAGAGGTGTTTTGTCATCCGATAGCTGCGTGTTTTATGTCATAGATAAACCTCAACGGCCGTATGACATCTATGGCGATGCCGTTACCTATGGTATCGCCCAAAACGACCACTTGAACCAAGCGGTAGCTAAACTAGTCAACACCAAGTTGAAAGGGAGGACATTGCTTGTTGTGGATCGTATTGAACACGGCGAAAGGTTGATGCAATTGATCCCTGGGGCTTTTTGGCTACATGGAAACCAGAAGAAGAACATCCGAACCGAGACAGTTGAGAACCTGAAACATTTTGAAGGCGACTTCGTTGGCATTGCGATTGATAAGATCGTCAACAAGGGATTGAACGTTTTTATCCACAACCTTGTGAATTGCGCCGGGGGGAAGGCCGACCACTTGGTTATTCAAAGAATGGGTCGTGGTTTACGAACCGCCGATGATAAGGAAGGCTTGACTTACATTGACTTCTATTTCAAGATAAATCCATACCTAGAGAAACATTCAAAAGAACGTATGAGGATTCTTGAAAAGGAAGGGCATGTTATTGAGATCAAAGAGAGCTTTGATTTCTAGCCTTCTATTCCGTTGTATTGATGGATGAACTTAATAGCCTCTCGTAGCGACGACATAACACGCTCGTAGTTATCTTCCATGTTGACGACGCTTACCCCAGATACCTTGCGAGTAGATTGACGTAAGCTATGTTTGCTGGCATCAAATGGGCCGCTTACTGTCTTGCCCCTAGAATCAATCTTATGTGTAGTTCCACCATAGCCGACATTCGTTCCTTGATACTTTGACAAGAGAAATCCCATGTACTCCACTTGGCCTTCTTCGGGTAGCGACCTTGGTGGCACTTGGGATTCAAACCATATTCTATGAGCCATTTGCATCTGTTGCTGCGGCGGAGGGGCACCTCCCATACTCATATCCGGCTGTGGCTGTTGTTGTGGCGTAGCGGGGTCTTGTTGTTGTTGGGGCTGCTGTTGTGGTTTTTTGTTCTGTTGCTGGTCCTCTGAATTATCCGGGATGTCTAGCGTTCTAATGAAATCAATAACTTGCTGGATTGTCGTCGGGCCGTTCCTCTTGGAGTTCAACCAACCGGTGATTTCGGAAGCGTGGGTTTGAAGCTCCGCCATCCCCGCTAGTTTCTCTGCAAGGTGTGGATACGCCTTGATCTGGACTCCCATTACGTCATTAGCGGCCTTGTGGTCGTCGGAGGGGACATCGATAGCGTTCAAGACCAAGGCTCTCGCTTTGTCGTTGTTCATTACGTCCTCAAACCAAATTTTGAATCTTCTATGTCTCATGGGTAAAGGTATGGGTTGTAGGGTTGCCAGGGGACGTAATTGCTAAACGGCCTGGGTTGCTGGATAACTTGTGGGTAGTATTGTCTAACCGGTGGTGGATAGTAGTACGCTGGGGGTTGATAGTAGGGCGTTGGTGGTTCTGGCATCATTGGAATATATTGGATTCTGACCGGTGGGGGTGGCGGTATGTACGGCGGATTAGGCGTACTAGGTGCTGCTGGCTGTGGATAATTATGAGGTGCGATCTGTTGCGGCGGCACCAGCACCGCTTGCGGCCGACAACCGCAAAACATAGCCAATATGATTCCCAAAAGTAAAGCTCGCATGATGAGATATATACCGTATGCGATTCAAAACATTTCTACAGAACGAGGGAAACAACATCTTTGGGTTTGATAACGCTGACCAGGATGATATAAAAACAAGGAGCCCTAACATCGCACGGGATGACGGTCTTGATATGCCGATGCGCCGGTTGGATACAGGCCGCATAGCTAACCTACTTTGTCAGACTAACCTCGGCGAAAAACAACCCCTAAGACTATTCTTCGATTCGATTCGTTGGGGGCAGGGACCGGGATCGGTAAGAATAAAGTTCGGGACTCGTTACAGCGTAATGATCGAGAGGATGAATTACGATTTGGTCGGACAGCCAATTTGGGTGACGAAACGAGTCTTTGATGTGAATAATGAGAAGTTTGCTGGTAAAGAGGAAGGAATCTCACTTGAACTTAAGAAGGCTCTCAAAGAGGTGGATCAAAGCGACGTAGACTCGCCAATTAACAATTACGATTGTTTTGATCGGCTGGCGAAGTCTATTGCATACAAGACCGGCAGGGTGTGTAACGACCCGTTGTTCTTCGAGACGGTCCAAAAGTTAAACGAGCATGAGTATATTATCAAGTTCGGGTTGAAGGGCCAGGGGATTCAGGCAAGGAATCAACATAGGGTGGAGCAAGTGGAGGTCCATTTGGTCTACCATCGTAAGCAGGGAACGATCCAAGCTATGCGCTTGAATGTAGAGTCTAGGTTGGGATGCCACGATTGGCTGTTACAGCCTAACGATTTTGAGTTTTGCTTCGTGCCAACACAACCACATGAAGAGATTGTGGATTGCCTATCAACCGTTATGAAGTATTACTAGGAGATAATATGCTAGATTCAAATGCCCAACTATTCCTTCTGTTCCTGATAGTGCTACTCTTAGTGGGGTGCCGTGCAGATTGTAAATGCCACCAAAAGCCCGAGCCCGAAAAAAAATTACGGTCTGTTCATTGGGTGGAAGTCCAGTGCAGTGATTGTAAGGGGACCGGTAAGGTTCACTGCCCGTTGTGCGATGGCACTAAGATCATAAAAAACCTAGACCCAGACCACAACGGTAAGCCTTGTCATATGTGTGGCAAAGAGGGAGAGTTATACGATTGTGGTATTTGTGGCGGCTGTGGTAAGATGATGCAAGAAGTTTATGATGACGAGAAAGAATAATGGGGCGATTCAGACTGTTTCTCGAAAGAGCCAAACTCAATCAGGCTATGTACGACCTCACTACTCCGCAAGGACGTAAAGAGTACGAGGATGATCTAGCTGATCTGGAAGCACGGCAAGCGGTGTGGGCTAATAAAAAAGAAGTGAAGCGAGAGCCCCATCAAGAGCCGATTATTCTCACATGTTGGACTGGTATGGATGAGTCCCACTTGGATCGCCTAACGAAGCAACAGGGCCGGGGATTTAGGATGCTAGACCCCGGTATCAGCCGAAGCAAGGCCCTTTGGTTTTCTTTTAACATGCAAGAAGGCATAGGTAATCCGAAGCAATATGCCGTAGATCACGCCAACGGAATTTTGATAACATATCCATTAAAGTGCAACTCATACTACGATGTTGTCACTTGGAGTGATGGGGACGTTAGGGCAGAACCGGACGAGAAGATGTCTCAATACTGCCACCGTATGATGGAGTCCCCTATGACGATTGCGGGGGGTAAAGTCATCGAGCCGCCCCAGGGGTGGGTCTTTGCGGATTTAGGGCATCTACTTTGTACCATACCCATACGGATTGATGATAGTATGATAACTAGAACCCAAGCACCCGTTGAGTCCAACTAGGGCTAAGGTAGCTTTTCGTAAATTCTCTAAGGGCCGCAACGTCTGGATCAGTGGAGGCTCGTAGTGTATTCAACACTTGAGCGGCTTTTGCAGACTGCATGTTAGTTCCTTGGGTCTGCTGGATGACCCCGGCGACACGCTCTATCTGCCATCGCAGATACGCCTTGAAACTCTGGTCGTCGTATTGGGCTGTGACTACCTCTCCCTCGTGAAATTCTGGCTCGCTGGCAGTTGGGTGCATAATCTCTGGCCCCTTCGGTCCTTCAACAACCCTCGACTTCTCTTTTTCTACGATTGTAGGAGGCACGATCACCATCCCTGTTTGATGTATCTCACTATTTGCGCTGTGTGTTGCCTTAGCAAGGCATAAGGCGTAAACCGCAAACTCTGCCATGTACTGCCCTGACTCTCCACGATTGAGATTGTTCTCGATGCCTACCATCGTTCCATGTGTGTAGGCGTCAAATTCGTCCAGGCAATACAGGGCATCGTCGTCCCAATATCTCACCTGATCTACAAAATAAAGCTTGTAAACATCCCCCCGCAAAGCTCGGGGGACGGATTGGGCGACAGTGGTTAATCGCAGGGGCGGCTTTTTGAGGGTAACGGCTCTGTTCTCTAAACAATAGTAGCCATCCATACCTTGGAACTTCTGCCGAATAGCACTATTGATTCCGTGCGTGCTTTCATGTCCGCTTGTCGCTAGATCAGCGTCCTCGTAGATGTTACCAGCGGGAAGGTGGGAGATAATATCAGACAGAATTTTCCCACCCTTATTAGCTTGCCTTACCGCTGGGAAATCAACAAAAGTTGGCAACGGGTAAGTTTCTGTTGGTGGTTGTGAAGGCGGCGGTGTATCAACTACCGGTGGCCCTACCCTTGGGGAGATGGGAGGCGTCACAATTTGGTTGTGCTTCTTTTGGTAAACTACAAAAACAACCAATCCTACAAGAACGGCTAGTGTCAGTGTTTGAAATAATTGTCGCATGTAATAAGTTAGTTACATAGATAGAACATGCAATTCCGAGTATGGCTAGAATCTGAATGGGGTGAGGGAGTAGAAATCAATCCAGACTCCGACCCGGCACTTACCAAGGCATATGGGCCTATCTTAAATGCCTTTATTCAGAGTCACCGTTCCTTAAAATGTGGAAAAATCTCCCCATTCAAAGTTTGAACCAAAAATCACCCGACTACCGTTTTACGCAGTCAGTTTTAATGGATTGATGGTTACTGGCATTGCGGCAATGCTCCTATCAAGGAAAGTTTCGTAAACTTTATCCCCGATTACTTTTCTGCCAATGTTCAAACTCCCATTTACATCAGCGTGTATTGGTCGGAATGTCTTGTACATCCCTCGCTTCACTCTCTTGCCACTAAATTGTGGCACGGCTTCTCCATACTTCGGCAACGGATCGTGGTCAAGGAAACTTGCCTTACTTGTATATGCCTCTTCCGTGAAAATCACTTCAATGCCTTCCATTGCTGCCTTGTACTTGATTTTCTCAAATAATCGGTAATATGGCACATACTGAAATGCTTGTCTTGTTTCCCTACGCATCTTCATTGCTTGCTTCCACCCATCGTTCTTGCCAATGATGATTTTGCCAATACCAAAAAATACGCAATTAGCAACGATCATCTTGGAAACATGATGAAAGTAATTCTCCAACCTCCAATACCTTTTCCTGCCGTTCCGCTTGCTCGGATGCTTGTTGAACCACTGGTTGATACTCTTGATTATGCGACCATTGACCAATACGGGAGCGTGTTGGTCGGAAGTTATCGCACAAAGCGTGTTGAGTCCAATGTCAATGCAACAGACACCTTTTGCCTTGCTTTTACCTTTTTTAAGTAATTCCTCATACTGAACCTCAATCACGAAGCCACTGGTCTTCGGCGTAATCACCACTTGTTTGAACTTGCGGACGCTCTTGATTTCAAAGCATCCATTAGTCGGCGTGATAATTCCTTGTTTCAATGGCTTCTTCTTGATGGTTTCGTTATAAAAAATAACTTGTGCAAGTCGTTCCTTGTAATGTGGTGGTCTTGGCTTTTTTTCAAAACCACTCGGATCACGATTAAATGCTTTGAGTGCTTTTTTGAAGGTCCACCAGTCGGTAATTACCTTGCGGACGGTTTGCTTGGCAGTTTTAGTATTATGGAGGTTTTTGAAACAATCTTCCTCATGCACCAGTTGGACGAGCATATTCAAGTCAGGCATTGGAGTAGTCCAGTCACTTGTTTGTAATGACTTGAACCACCAATGTCTCATGTAGTAATTGCATTTGTTGTAGAGTTCTTTGCTTGTGTGGCAAAGTTCTATAATTTGTGGATTACCTTTTGTGTAGTGTCGTTCAACGAGTAGCATACCTTATATAAGGGTGCTACCCTCAATTTTTCATCAAAAAACCAACTATTTTGCAAAATAATTTTCCAAGTTTGGGTAGATTTTTCTAAGTTTTAGGTCAACGGTTCGCAACCCCTTAGCTCAAAAGTTATGTAAGCTGAATTCGGTCCAAGATGCGAAGGGTGAATGCGATTCCATCGCAAAAGACTTAGCCAAATTCCTTAACGACCATGATGTGCCAGCCAGGGTTATTGGGGCGACGGGGTTCAAGAACCAACTACCAGATGATGCGCACGGAGAATGGCGGGGCTTTATAGGCGGCGATCCTTCCAACTACCAATACTTATGGCACGCAGTAGTACAAACGCAAGATGCAATAATAGACATCGCTGGTGGGCAGTATGGGGCGAAGTATGGAGGGGTCAGAATCTTAACCCCCGCTCAGTTTGAGGCGGAATGGAAGTCCTTTAAGACCCACCCAGAAGATTACACGAAGATCAAGCCAGTTAGTTCCTTGTCTAAGAAATTCAAAGTTAATTAGACCGGGGCGACTAACCTCCCAAGTTTTCCCTCATGCAGAACCTGTTTGGCGTACGCAACAGACTTTCTAAGCTCCTCCATGATCTCTGCTAAGCCTGGATCGCCTGCAAGATATGGGTTCTCTTCTAATGCAGCTTCCATGTTCTTCAGGTTTTGATCTGCGGAGTCGACGATGTTTTGTAGCACACGTTTTGGTAACACGGGGTCTGGTCGGCCCCAACAAACAGTCGCCCGCTCTTCTTCAAAGTCATTAAAAATGGCATGACTAGGCTCCACAGAGAACACAGTCTTACACTTCCAGCACTTGATCGCATCAATCTCGTATTCGCTGATGTTGTATGGATTACGACCTACCGCCCAATTGATAGCTTCGCACTTCGGGCAATACCGGGACTCAAAGGGGCAATCGGGATCGCCGATATGCTTAGATTTCATACGGAAAGTTGGCATGGTAGAAGCTTTGCACCTCTGGGGTGATAGCAGGCCGGTATAGCTCAAAATCAAGGTTGAACATGGAATCCAGCGTTAGGTTATGCTCTTTGAGCCACTTGTTCAATACCAATGACATGATAGCGTAATACGGACTTATTTGCTTCGTAGCAACCCACCGGAGCATAGCCCGACCTTCAATGGCCTGAGTCACCGATTCCGCCGTTAGCTCCGGTATTTTAGATACAAGGAATGTCTTGTCTTGTCTTAGCTGGGCAATCACTAGTTCATAACGATTTGGATCAACCCCCGCTTCCGCCGCTGTGTCGGCCTTACGCTCCAATGTTTTGTCATAAATCTTCTTCCAAACACACCAGCGTGCCCACGCCTTTTCGCCAACTATACAAGCCGGAGAAATATGAGCGTCCTTCCCGTGGGCTTCGGTATTTCGTCTTATGATGTCCAACTGTGCAATGACATATAAAGGGTAATCTGAGTCTGTGATTGGATGAGTCGTATCCCCAGCGAGCTTATAGCAGACTTTGAACAAGTATGACTTCCTGGGGTCGCCTTTGGGGTACCGAATGAAGAAGTCTGGAAAGATGCGTTTAACAGACTCGATGTAAATACAGAGTATCTTATATGACTTCGCTTCATGGGCGGTCATGTTGTAATCCAAGATCGTCTCTAAACACCGGATGGCTAGGTTCATTATTCCAGATTTATAGTAACGGTGATTTCTACCACATTATCACCCATTTCGTAGATAATGTCAAGACGAGATCGTTCTGGGGTGTGGTAGAGTTTAGAAGTGAGATCAAAGTCATCCACGAAGCCTTCCCTCTTGAAGAACTCAAGAACCTCTGCGACTTTCACGTAAGCATTGCGTGGCTTCTTAGTTGTATGTGTGTTCATGCCTAGTTCTGCGGCCCGTTCGATGCATTTTGATATGAACTTTGCCTTGAACTCGTTACTACAACTACGTATGTTGTCTAATGCTTCTTGTAACATATTTTACACTTACCCGTTCTGCGAACGTCGGTCTTTCAATACACGATTCGCATCTCCAAGACTAACCTTACAATCATCTGAAAACTCTATCGTATAATGGCAGTTGTTGTTGATGGGAACCAATCCATGCAACGTTTCCCCTAGAAGGTTAGCCTCTGTATAGGTCTTGTGGTGAACTTGATTGGCTGCTTTACCACATCCGCATATACAGGCGGCTTCTTCCAATACCCTAGCCCTAATAGACATCCATAAGCTCGATTGTAAGTAAGTAGCATAATTCTTATATCCATATGCCTTTAACACAAAGTTTCGCTGCGTCTTACCGAGGCTCATTGTTGAATATTCATTATTTTGAGGATATACGCATTTAGGTAGATGCGGAGCAAGCCATTCAGTAAACGGGCCGAGTGTGAGTCTTATTCTCTTACGTTTATTGCTCCTGCTTGGGTTTGTGGGATGTGATGGCGGTCCTAAATGACGGCAGCTTCTACATCTACTCTTAGATCGACCTATCATCTTTTGTTGGCCGCAATCGGAACATACCTTCAAATACATACTCATAATTTATATTATCGTCAGAATATCTGATCTCCCCTTAACTCTTTTTCCGATAATAGTACATTACTTCCTAGACTTATCATTTACTTCCATCTACACACCGAGTATTCCCTCCGTTGGTCAAGCTCCATTGAGACGGGCTAGTGGCAACACTAAGCAATAAGGGTTGTGATGAACAACCAAAACGTGAGCGAGAGTTCCATAGATTACATATTACTCAGCTATGGTCGTTGTAAGAATGAAGAAACATTGCACCAGAGAGTGTAAAGTGAACAAAGGGCATTCTGAAGTGTTAGGAAGAAATGGTCTCCTCATGGGAGTTCCCAGTAAGGTTATAATTCGTAGATTATTCAACCGGTGGTATCGCTGGGTCAACACTAAAGTTAATCAAATTAAAACCATGTCAATTCCGAAATGCTGATAAGGTTTACCTATCCTCGATCAGCCCCACACGCAACATAATACTCAAATGGGAATCAGAACGCCGCCTCCCCTATTTTTAGTAGGGAAGCCACCGGTCTGCGCAGAGGTCACCTACAAGATCATAAAAAGCCTCCTCATCTTTTGAATCGTGCTTGCCGATGAGTCTTGTATGGCTGAATTGAATAAGATAACGAGCTTTGTGACCGAACCTGTGGTTTACTTTCGTTGCGATCCACCTATTAGTGATTTCACGAAGAAGTATGATGGAAGTTATATCATATCAAGTACCACACAAGCGGTAACGATCAAAGCTTCTGAGGTCGGCCGGTTCGGGAGCTTCTATCACGCCTTGCGACGGAGCATCTTCGCAGAAGGTCACACCGTCCTTACTTGGGACATTAAGAAGTTTAACAGCTATCTCCGTCATAACCTAAAGACCACGATAGAGCCACCAGGAGCGAAGGTAATAGACTTAAAGTATGGACTGGCATATCTGGGCCAAAGAACAGACGAGGCTCCTAAAACAACCGTACAGAGCTTGGAAGTGGCTAAGTTGCTGATCTCTGATGATGGTTGGCAAAAGGCTCATAGGCACTTGCATCGTCCTCTCGCTTGGAGTGTCCTGCCCGAGTTAGAGAACCGAACGGTTGTAGACGAGCAGAAGCTGGGGTGGCTGTATTCTTGCTACGAGATTGAAGGGCAGACTAATGGCCGGTTGTTGTGCCACAAGGCGTCCAATCGGTATTTGACCGTACATTCATTAGCACCAGCACAAAAGGCTGTTTTACTTCCGAAAGACTACCTTTCCGACGATTGGTATTTCCTGTTACTGGACTATCAACACATGGAGGTGTCGGTCCTCGCTTGGCTGGCGCAGGACGAGGCCCTAACCGCTGCTCTCGCCGACCCTGCCGAATTTTATGCTTCCCTGGTGACTTTTGAGTGCGACCCGGCCGAACGCCGGAATATCGGCAAGCTAATCTTTCTTCCTACGATTTATGGACAACAATCCAAAAATCTGGCAGAACGATTAAAGTTGGAACAAACGGTAGCCGATGGTTTACTTGACGGCCTAAAGAGTCGATTTAGCAAATCTTTCCAATGGGTGGAGTCAAAGCAGGCTGCGTTAGCAACTAACCCCATAGCTTCCGATTACTTCGGCCGCAAAAGGAACTTTGCTGACGAGCCAGCATACAAGCGACGTAATTTCGAGGTCCAATCGCCAGCCTCTTTCATTTGCTTAGAGCGGTTGTGCGCATTGCACCAAGCGTTGCCTAGCCACGTTCAGTTTAGCGTACATGACGGTTATATCTTGGTGGCCCGCAAGAAAGAGTGTGCGGAGATCATTCGCACGGCTAAGAAGATACTGGAATCTGAATCACCTATATTCCCTGCTTTGAAATTGAAGGTCAGTTGTCAATACGGGAAACGATTAGATCAGATGAAGAAGCTCGATGTTTAAGGTCAAATTTGTTAACGATATTCGTAACGTCCTATCCAAGAAGCATAGGGGAGTAATCTCTATGCATACTAAGGGCATCTACCTGTTTTACAACGAGAGAATCTACATTTTGAAGAGGCTCTCTGTCTCTGCGAAACTGGTTTGCCTCTTTCATGAACTGATGCATTGGGTGTTTGACAAATGCTGCATGGGCCACATGCGGGTCCAGTATTGGTGGGATATGTTATGGGCTTACGGTTGCCCTCACACAATGAAGGTTTATCGTAGGAGTTACCAAAAAATGAGGGAGAAGCTCCCTTTCACAATTAGTGGGAAAAACTACAAATGGTAGAACTAAAACCTTCACAAAACAAACTTGTTGAGACGGCCAACGTCATCAATTCTGATACCTTTGAGGAACTGATGGACGAGGTCCGGTTCCGTTACATCGATCTTGTCGCTCGTGGGAGTGGCAAGTCGTGGCTGAATAACGAGAACACAGTCGTATTCGAGCTTCGCTCACCGGCGATGGGTGAGCTTGTGGCTCTGACTAGCATCATCGCAAAGATGCGACCTACCAGCCTGGACTACATGTATGGGACTGGCGAGCATTGCATCGTCTACACCCTTACGTGGGGAGGTTAATATGAAATGGATTTATGGCCTACTAATCGGGGCCGTGTGCTTGGCGGCAACGCCTGCCAAAGCTGATATTTGGTACCACGCATCAACCGCCCAAGAGGGCTACTGGCGTGGTTACGCAGACTGGATGAGAGGTTGCGGTGAATGGTTGCGAGGTCTTGGCGAATACCAAAATCTGTACCAACAAGCTTACCGGCAATCCACGGAGAATTGGGCAAACGACGTGCGGACCAAGTGGTCGATTCAGGATGAATACAAAGCCCGGAACCGTGGTCCGAATTACTTGGACTTGTGGCAAAAGGGCATGGACAATGCGGAACGTCGTTATGCTCTAAGACAGCATGAGAATGAATTGATCCGCAAGGGTGTATTAAGTCCCCGACCGGAACCATACATAATGATTAAGGGCGTGAAGTATAAGTCGTTCCAAGAATACAAAGCCCTCCGGGACGCAGGCCAAATTAAGGAGATTAAACAATGACTCGTAATACCCTATTCTTGATGGCTATTGCCTTTTGTGTGGGTTTCCTTATTATGCCAGCCGTGAACTACGTATCAGGCGGCAAGGGGATTTTACAGACTCGCCCTTATATCTCTGGGCCGAATCAGGAACCAAGTCCCCCAGCCAGTCCCCCCACGCAACCGCCCGGCCAGCCCCCAATCGTTCAGCCGCCAGCTAAGCCGCAACCGCCTATTGTATTACCAGAACCAAAGACGTTTGCCGAAGCTGTTACCCAATCAAGGCAATCCAAGAAGCCTCTCTTTATGATCTTCTCGGCTCTTTGGTGTGGCCCATGTAATGAAATGAAGACAGGAACATGGCCCGATCCGCAAGTGCAAGCGGCTCTTAAAGGATTCGTTGTCTATCATGTAAATGTTGATAGGGAGCGTGCCTTGGCGAATCAATGTGGCGTTAGGACTATTCCCACTTACGGAACCTATGATGTGAGCGGGGATACGATCAAAGCCGTGAAAGTTACTTCCGGCGCAAGGTCGCCACAAGAGTTCATAAGCTGGCTCGGCCAGAATTAAGACACTCCAAAAGTCGTCGAAGTAAAAAAGCCCGTCATGCACAGCATGACGGGCTTTTTTCGTTAGCGGGCAATGGGGATTAGGAATTTCTTAAACTCGAAGCGACAAGCCCCTTCCTTATCACAACTATATTCGGCGACTCCGGCCTTGACAGCGGCTTCTTGTACGGCGGCTCTCCCATCATCGACCCCAAACATGTAGCCCAATGAGGCCGAGGTAACACCCAACAACACGACTGACACGGCCAACAGAACGGCATGTACTATTCTCATAATTTTCCTCCGGCCTATTTATCCTCTGCGGCGTAAAACCCCTCCATCGCTAGATGCTTGACCTGTGAGGGCGAGTGAGCGTAGCGAACGAGACTGAACTAGGTCAAGCCCTTTAGGGGTGGGGATGTAAGCCGCTTAGTCCAATTTAGTTAGACTACCTTTTGGAAAAATAATTCCGCTAAAAATCCGATGAAAAATGTTTTTGGGACGCTTATATAAGTTATACGAAAGCAGTCTTTTTGTATAAGGAGAAATCATGGAACAGACAATGGTAGGGAAAAAGGTGTTTTACATCCGACGTAGCGATTATGAGTTGAAGGACAGCATCGCACAACATACATCCTGGCGGGTTTCAGAGGGATTGGTCGTGAACATTGGTAATGATATGGTGTTCATTTTGGATAAAGGAACTGCACATCCATATAATGAACTTTTGGCGGTTGAGATGGATTTTGTTGGCTACACGAAAGACGAAGCCAAGTCATTCATTCCTGCCGATTGGACAGGCAGGGTCTACGACAACTGCCAAGATCACAAACGAGACGAATTAGCATAGGAGGCACTTGGCTCATTACACTTACAAGTTCAGGCTTTGCCCAACTGATGAACAGAAGCAAACGATGGCTAAACACTTCGGTTGCCAACGCTTCATCTACAACTACTTCCTGAACAAGCGTAATGAGCGATACCTTGCGAACGAGTCCTCCACTTACAATAAGGATGCAGGCGACCTAACTCACCTGAAAAACGAATTTGAATGGTTGCGAGAACCCCTCTCCCAATCACTCCAACGAACACTCCGAAACTTGGACACCGCCTTCAACAGATTTTTCACCAAGAAGGCAAAGTTCCCCAAGTTCAAGAGCAGGAAATCAAAGCAATCATTCTGCATCCCTCAAAACACGAAAGTTGAAAACAAAAAACTCTACATCCCCAAGTTCAAGGAAGGCATTGACATTCGCCAGCACCGTGAGGTTGAAGGCGAAATCATCAACGCCACCATCAACAAGCGACCATGTGGGCATTACTATGTCTGCATTGTTGTGGAAAGAAACTTGAGGAAGTTAGAGCCAAACGGAAAATCAGTCGGTATTGACTTGGGCATCAAGGACTTAGCGACCTGTAGCGACGGGACGAGGTTCAAGAACATCAAGCCATACCGAACACTGGAAAGGAAACTGGCATTACTCCAACGCAGCCATAGCCGTAAGGTGAAGGACAGCAAAAACAGGGAGAAAGCCAGACTGAAACTTGCTCGGTTGTATGAAAGAATTGGCAACATACGGAGTAATCACCTACATCAAATAACTCACAGGATTGTTAGTGAAAACCAAACTATCGTTCTTGAGGACTTGAACATTCGTGGGATGATGAAAAATCGTAGATTGGCAAAAAGTATAGCCGATGTATCGTTGTATGAATTTGTGAGGCAGATAACTTACAAAGGAGAGTGGGCTGGAAGAACCATCTTGTTCGTTGATAGGTGGTATCCTTCGTCAAAGACCTGTTTCCATTGTGGGTTTGTAAATCAAAACTTGACCTTGAATGACCGTGAGTGGGAGTGTCCTGGTTGTGGTCGTATCTTGGACAGGGATTTCAATGCTTCGCAGAACATAGAGCGAGAAGGACACAGAACGGTAGGAAATACCGAGTTAGCCTGCGGAGAGGACATTAGACTTTCGGCTAGAAAGCGGTCTTCGATGATGCAGGAAGCCCCGACCCTTTAGGGTCGTGGGTAATTTCACTGCCTTACCTCTGGTTTTCCGAAGACCACACACCAGTACAGTTGGCCTCGGTTGTTGGCAACGATGGCTACTCCCACATCTTGGTAGTCTCCAAGTAGGTTTCGGCGATGGCCTTCGCTATTCATCCAATCGGTCATCACCTCTTCGATGGTTTGTTGCCCAAAGGCGATGTTTTCAGCAACGCCCCAATACAGATAACCCTCTTTTGTCACCCGGTCAGATGGGCGGGATAGTCCTCGTCCGTAGTGACTCAAACGGTTTGTGCTTGCCATGTATTCAGCGTGGTGTTGTGCGGCTAGCGAAAGTTTTTCGTTGTAGTGGACGCTTGATAGGCCACGGGAGTTTCTGATTTTGTTATGAGCATCTATGAGGTCTGTCGCCATCTCTTCTGTAACTGCCGTATAGAAGATTTGCGGGCAGTAATGCTTACAAATCACATAAGAACTCATCAACACACACAAACCCACTAATAGTGTGGCGATCAGTTTATTCATGGTCCTCCTCCAAATATCACTGATATTTAGAGGATAATATTTCTTTTAGTTGTTATGTTCATGCTCTATGAGGTAATTGATTGCGGATTTTAAGAATTCTTTGTTTTCCTTAAATAGGCCCAACCCTAAATTACAGCTATTACATAGTAATTTGCGTATTTCGTTCGTGTTATGGTTGTGGTCAACTCCTAATGTTTCGCATGGTTGTTGACAAATATAGCATAATCCATGTTGGCTATCATACATATTTTGGAATTGTTCATTAGACAACCCGTATCGATGTTTTATTGGTTGTATTTGTTTTATGGCTGCTGAATGCGTTTCGCAATATGCCCGGCCATTTTGTTTAGCCTTACAACCGTTCCAAAGACATAGACCTTTAGCTTTTCTTTTTCTGCGGTTGTCGCTTTGATACCTCCTTTGTTTTTCCAAATGGTCTTCACAGGAGGCTCGTCCATTTATTGCTGGCTTATCACAGAAAACACACAAGCCAGCAGCTTTTCGTAATTGATATCTTGTTGTCATTTTCTATTATAGTAAATATTTATACAATATTTCTTTGCGTCGGATAGGAATATTTTGTAATTTATTAAAGAATGGGCATAGATACAGTCGTTAATATAAGTGACCACCTTTATTAGGAGATAGAATGACAGACAAAGTGATTTGGCCAAAAGAGCAACCCATTTATAAGTTGCTGACGCATTATGTGGGACATCATACCCATCAAGAGTTGATGGGTTCAGAGCAGTATTGCGCCATCACCCAGCAATTAGCTAGGCAAGGTGTAGTGTTGATGACGGTTGGCGTTAAGGAACCGGGGTTCGTCCCTCGGATTGAGGTGGTTGATCTTACCGACTTGGTGTATTTGCGGGAGTCTTCGGGATATAAGTCCGAGGGGGAAGACGATGGGTGGGAATCAGAAGCAGATTTTCTCAAGAGGCAGAAGCACAAGATTGATTCGGTAGAAGAGCTTGCGGCTATCTTTGGCCGTCCGCTATCGGATGTGGAACAAGAGGAGCAGCTAGCGAGGCTATCGAAGTGTTGTGAGCCTCACGAGCCTTTCGTTGTTCGTGTTAAGGATGAAGTGGATGCAATAGGAGCCCATGAGCGTATTGATAGGGCCGAGAAATTAGTACCACCACAACCCGTTCAAGTTAAGTCGCCGCAACCCATCACCGGTGGGTTATGGGCTGCTGGAAAGTATTTTCAGGAGGCTTTTCCGGCCGCTGCCGTGAAAGCTCCACACCAGTGCTGTGGTAAGGGCACTTGTCATCCAAAGGCAGAGGTTGTTGAAGCAATCGAACCTGATTGGGTGAAGGATTTTAGAAGCATGGAAGGTGTCGAAATTGAGATTGAAGAATAAGGAGACTTATGGATTATATCTTAAGTAACTTTGGTGTTACCGATGACGAATACGAGCAGATTAAGGATTTGTTTGATGATCTGTGCCATTACGCATCATGGCAACTCATTCAGAAGAATGTAAAGAACAATCATACCGACGATCAAGAAGATATTGTACAGGAAATCCGTTGGGCCAGCATCAAAGCCGCAGCCTATTTTAAGCGTCAGGTTTATCTCGAAAGCTGCATGAATGTTGCTCGTAGTTATGTTAAAGACCCAGACGTAATTGCTGCCTTAGACAAGCTGGAGAGCTTGTGGCATAACCGCACAAAGCATGGTGCGAACAAGCAGAAGTTTGGCGAGCCGCAGGAGCAAGAGTTGGAAAGGATCATAGATCGGTATGTGCCGGATAGTGATCGTCCTAAGAAGCGGCAACCATTGCAGTTCAATAGGAAGTTCGTCACTTACTGTAAGGCGATTATCTGGAACCGCCAGAAGAGCCTAGGTAAGAAGATCACTAAGGAGAAGGCAATCCGATCAGGCCAAGTAAGCCTCTCCGAGTATGACTATTTAAGCCAAACGAAGTTTTGAGGTGATCTATGAGTGGTGAGGATAATGGTAGACTCATTATTTTCTATGTAGCTCTTACCATCTCTTTGATTGGAGCGAGTCTTTTCGGTTGGCAAGCCTATGATGACGGAGCTAAGTCACCTGTGCTTGTGCGGGATCGGATGATGATTGTGAAGAAGAATCTGAGCCACAGGACGGCGATAGCAAGAAGTAAGCCTTCGGCTCCGACGTTGTTCTTGAAGACCAATGGCGACATCAAGGGTAAGGTGCTGGATTACGGCTGTGGCCGTGGCCGTGACTGTCAATTCTTAGAATGTGATGGTTATGATCCGCACTACCGACCTGAGATGCCGACTGGTAAGTACGATACAATTCTTTGTAATTACGTATTGAATGTTATCCCGTCCCGGAAGGTGCGTCAACAAGTCCTTGATAAGATCGAGGACTTGTTAGCACCTGATGGTTCTGCTTATATCACAGTGCGGCGAGGTAAGGGATTGAATGGTTGGACCAGCATAGGGACGTATCAAACCCTCATTGAATTGGATTTGCCAATCCATCATCGCACAAGTGCGTATGCCATTTACAAGATATAGGAAGGTACTATGTCGTCGGGGCCTGTCACGACTTGCGATTGATACTTTTCAATGAACTCACGCCGCCTGATCTCCCAAGGTATAATATCCTTTGCTCCTAGATGTAGTATAAGTTCTCCCGGCTGCCAACCTCTTAATATCTGGCCTCCATCTTTGGGGGTCATTATTGTCCAGCCAGATACCCCTTCATTTGTAACTGCGGGCCAGCCGCCTCCCACTTCCGCTGGATACCATAACTGCACGCCAGCGAATTGGCTTTCTAAAAGGGTTTGGTTAATGACTTCCTGTTCCCAAGGATGTTCCCAAGGATCGGACATTTTGGATTTATCTTCTATCTCCTTAAAGAAGTCTACAGAGGTTTGATTAACTCTGATAACTAACAGACAAGAACATAACTGTAATCCGCCAGAACCAATGAATTCTTTACAGGCCCCCATCCAGAAGCTATCACGAAGAAGTGTGGTTGCTTCAATGTTGAAATCCATGAAGACACAGTCCATATCTGCCCAAACTAAAAAGTCGTAATCCATAAGCAAGAACTTATTTAGCACAGAGATTTTCTCCCATGCTGGTGCCCTGTCTTTTCTCGTTTGATGCCCGCAGTAGAAATCATAGCCACGGTATCTGGCATAATCTAATTTGTTCTTAGTGAACTCATCCGAGTATTTTGCGATCTCAGGTGATGCTATTGTAACTAAACATGTTTTCATAATGTTAAGAATTAAGGTTAGACGATCTAATAGGGGAGTAAACCAAAAGGGATATTATGCTAACAGTTTATTTGCGGGATCGGCAACCTACAATGGTGTCGAATTGGGAAAAAGTGTTTGAAGGAATTGAGAACGTTTATATCTCTCAAGGGGATATTTTTGAGGGCTTTGGTATGAAGGTAGATGCTGTTGTATCCCCAGCGAACTCCTTTGGATTTATGGATGGGGGCATTGATTACATTTACAGCCTTAAATTCGGCTGGGAGATGTCGGAAGCTTTGCGGAAGATCATTAACAAGGAGTATTACGGGGAATTGCCGGTGGGACAGGCTGTGGTAGTGGATATTCGTAAAACCAATCCAAAGACGAACATTCCATTCCTGATTAGTGCCCCAACTATGCGGGTGCCATTGGATGTCTCGCAAACAGCTAATGCTTACTTGGCTTTTAGAGCCGCCTTACGAGTGGCTGAAGATCACCCGGAGATTGAATCTATCCTGTGCCCAGGGTTGGGGACGGCCGTAGGTCAGATGCCGCACTATCGTTGCGCTCGCCAAATGTGGTCCGCCTGGAATCATCACAATCGTAAGCCAGAGGATATTGGCTATGCCGAACTTGAACAACCATTCACTCTTCACCACTTGATGATAAGTTAGTCAACTTCTGATCCCAAGAAGCCGATGAGTACGGTATCTTATATTGAGGTATCGTATGGATAGAGAAATAGAAGTCCAAAATCTTATAAATCCCGACGAAGCAGAGCAGGAACATCAGTATGGCTTCACTGATGGTTTCCTGCAAAGCATCATCGGCTCGCTTCTTGTTGATAGTCATTTTCTTCTTCAGTGCATCAATCTAGTTAAGCCGGTGTATTTCAGGCACGAGGCTCACAAGATGATTTGTAAGGTCATCTTTGAGTACCACGAGAAGTATAACGACCGGCCGAGCGTAACGGTCATTGAAGAAGAACTTACCGAACGGATTAAGGAGCCAGGAACCCTGGCTCTGTACTTGTCCGAGCTTGACGCCTGTTGTGAGTCTTTTGAGCCTGGGGTCGAGAAGCAGGAGTATTTCCTTGACAAGATCACAGAGTTTGCGAAGACACAAGCCTTGCGGGTCGCTTACACCGCCACGGTAGAAATCTTTGAGTCCAAGAGGAAAGACAAGGATAAGTGGTCCAAGATTCGTGAAATCCTCCAAGAGGCCCTATTGGTAGATCGTAATGTCGATCTGGGTCTTCCCTATCTGGATACCGTAGAAGAACGGTACAAGAGGATGATGGAGAAGAAGGGCAGGCAAGACTTCTTCCCCACAGACATCCCATCTATTGATGCGGCCCTTGAAGGCGGCTTAACCCGAGGTGAGATCGGGGCTTTTGCCGGAATGTCTAATTCCGGCAAAAGCTTGGCTCTGGTAAAGGTTGCGAAAGCTAACTTACAACGTGGCCGGAATGTCCTTTACATCTCTCTGGAAATGGATGAGGACAAGATCGCCGAGCGTTTTGACTCCATGTTAACGACGGTTCCTATCCGGTCTCTTTACTTCGGAGAAGGTCCGAAGTTTGTTAAGGGGGCGTTGGAGGAAGGGGCTAAGGGCTGGGGGAAGATTGTTATCAAACAGTTCCCCGCTGGGGCCGCTGATGTTACGACATGTCGGGCATTCATCAACCAACTTAGTTTGCATGGATTTAAGCCAGACCTAGTTGTTGTTGACTATGTTGGCGAGATGCGAGATACGCCGGGCATCAAGACCTACGAAAGCCGTCAAAGGTTGATCCGTGATCTCCGTGGTATGGCGGTGGAGCTACAAGTCTGTGTCTGGACGGCCATGCAGATTAACCGTGGTGGCCGTGACGCTCTCAAAGAGCAGGAGTATATTGACGATGATTTGTTAGCTGACTCTGCCGGACAGAACCGTCCGTTAGACTTGCTTATAACGGTCTCGCAAACAGAAGTGGAATCTAAGGCTGGCGTGGGGACATTCTTCTTATCTAAGAACCGTAGCGGTAAGAGCAGATTTATGGTTAAGTTTTCTCGTGATCCTGATACTTTAGAGATGAATGAAATATCCAACGAGCGTTGGAAGGTGGAGTGTTCTAAGGTTAAGGACAAAGTAGTTGAAGATGTTGTCCTGGAAGACTACGCCAAAGACACAGAGAAGTATTTTACGAGGAATAGAGCTTAGTATGTATAAAGTAGGTTGTGATATAGATGGGGTTCTCACCACAGGGTTCAGACCACCAGAAGATGATTACGTGATAATCTCAGGGAGGCTAGTGTCGGAATGGGCTAAGACTGTTGAAGAATTAGGAATCGGACATCCGATATACTTGCGGCCATTCGGCGAGCATAACGACCCTTATTGCGCTGGGTCTTGGAAGGCTGGCATTATCTCTCATCTTGGGCTGAAGGTCTTTTATGAAGATGAAGAAATACAAGCTGAGATGATCCGGGATTTGAATCCAGATTGTGAAGTAATAATGATCGGAGGTAAGAATGAGTAAGGCAGAATTTGAAGTTAAGACCTTAGAGCATAAAGGCGAAAAACTACAGGTCATTGTGGAGAAGACCAATGACGTTGAACGCCTTGATCGGATTGTTTTTAATGTGTTGGAGCGGAAGCAAATTGACGCTGGGCTTGATTACGTTGAGAAAGTTTGGATGTTATCACGTTTGCTATCTGCCCAATTATGTGCCATGTGGTTCCATGAAGATGTAGAGAAAGAGTTGCAACGTTACGAGGAGAAGAGACAATGAAGAAAACAATAGCACTTGACGTAGACGGCACATTAGCCTTCTACAACGGATGGAAGGGGCTAGATCACTTCGGTGATCCAATCCCTGGGGCCGTGGAGTTCACAAAGCAGCTTGCTAAGTATTACGACATCGTGATTTTCACTTGTCGTTGCACTCCTGACCTTCATAGGCTTTCTGCCAATTTGTTGGAAAATAAGGTAAAGGCATGGTTAGACGAGCATGGGTTTGTGTATCATCACATTTACTCAAGTCCAGGCAAGCCATATGCCGATGTGTACATTGATGACAGAGCGGTGTCGTGTCGCCCGCAAGACCACATAAAGGGCTTGGAATACCGGGAATATGATTCGGTTTTGAAAACCGTTGTAGCTTTATCACCCCCTCAAATTCCGATGGGATTTGATTTGAAGATCGAAAGCACAGAAGTTAAACCCAAACCCAGGGTTGCGATTTGCACATGTATTGTGCCGCAGTTTGAAGATACGGGTCCGTGCAAGCGATGTGGGAAGCCAATGACGTTTGATTACGAGGTGTCCCACGATTTGCCGGTAGTCCACAATTTTGATCCTCGTGAATTATTGTATCAAAGGAAAGACTTATCATGAAAGTAAAAGTAGGCGATCAGGAAGTGGTGCTTGATCCTAAGCACTTAGAAGTTAGCGAAGTCAGTATGAACGACTTCCTCAAGAACTTCGCAGCATTGTACAGTTACTACAACGCAATGTGGGCCAAGTCCCAATTCATTCAACATCTTACCGAGGATAAGTACGATCAGGTCGCTAGCGAGCGTTTCCAGCACTACAAGGAAAGCGAGGGCGGGAGTGATAAGCTAGTAGAGGCCAAGGTAACGGTAAGTGAGAAAGTTATCGCAGCCCGCCGAGCGGCCCGTGAAGCAAAGTATATCTGCCAGTTGCTATTCACATATCTTCGGGCGTTGGACAAGGCTCATGAAAACGCTTTGAACCTTGGTTACAACATCCGTAAGGAGATTGACAAGATTTACCCGCAACACATTCACGGCGAGGCGGACGGCCTGGATAAGGATGGTCTGCCCCACGATGTTGATAAGCAAGTCGAGAAGTTGGTAGAGGGAGAGCTATGATTGATCCGATCAATATGACCGAGTACGATGCCTCAGTCAATCGGTTAGAGGAGATCGCTCTATTCTCCGTGCTTGTAGCAGCAAGTAATGCCATCGCAACCGCCAATGGATTAGATAGGTTCTTAAAGGGCCTGGGTTGGGGGACTTGGACATTCGGGCCGTTCATGACGATTAGGTTATGGTGCGGGAAGCCTAACAAGAGATCAATGGGTATGATGGCTGCCCAATTGAAACGGGCGGGCATCGGTAAGTTCACTAAGAAGGGGCGAGCAGTTGTCGAACTTGCGTTTAGCGGGCTCGATCTCAAAACATGCACTGTCAAAGACTTGGAGAAGATATACAACATCGGTCGTAAGACTTCGAGATTCTTTATTCTCCACACACGACCAGACGCAGAGGTCGCCGCAGTAGACACTCATGTGTTGCACTTTCTAAGGGATCATGGGCATAAGGTGCCTAAGTCATCGCCCGGCAGCGATAAGAAATATGACGAGCTTGCGGCGTTGTTTATAGGTTATGCGAAGAAGTCTGGTAAGTCCTTTGCCGACTTCGACTTAGAGGTATGGAACCATTACTCAGGACATAAGAGACGTAGAGATGAAAAAGTGCAGAAGTTACGAAAAGTATCAGGGCAAGGTAGCTCCGAAGTGTAACAAGGGGGATGGGTGTGAAGCCTGTTGGGAACGATTCAGGTCACGTTGCTCGCATCCTTTGAAAGACCTCACGTTAATTGAGAAGAAGAACGAGTTTGGGGACACCTTTGTTTCTAGGAGTTACATTTTGCATTGCGGGCGTTGTTTGTCCCGTGTGCAGAATTGGGACAACAACATATTGTTCCTGTGGAAGAAGCTGTTTGAATTGAAGAGTAGTGTGACGACGCACACATACTCTGGAAAGAAATAAATGTTTAGAGGATAAGAAATGCGAAAACGCAGAACGGATTTGGTAAATGCGACAATGTTAGAACTAAGAGATTTGGTACGACAAATTCAGTTTGAGGAGGCATTGCGAGACTTTGGTAATCATGAATTAGGCATCTGGTATCGGTTACCGAGAGATACTAAGGTGATATCCAAACTGATCGAATCGCTGATTGACCCTGTTATAGAGAAGTTTGCAAAGAAATACAAGCTTAAGTTGCACTTCGGTCCACAAACCAAATACCCAGACTACTCGCTCTCTGGTGAGGCTATCGGCGTAAGTGGGGATGACTTTATCGCAATAGACGCTAAATCTAGCTATTTTGTTGATGCGATGAATATTCGGGGGATGACTCTAGGCACCTATCAAGGAGGGTTAAGGAGTCCTAATACAACTCGGTACACGGTTTTGCCGTATAGGTGTTACAAGCAGCATTTATGTCTATCTGTGTTGTACGAGCGGCCAGCGAAATCAGATTCGAGAGCCGTATCTAATATAGAAGTGAACTTGCATCACAAGTATCAAATAGCAAGTGATAAGGTGGGGAGTGGTAACACAAAGAATATCGGTAGCGTTACAGATATTCTTCAACTGCGGGCGGGGACCGGTCCCTTCTCGTCGCTAGGGCAAAAGTGGTTCGAGGAATATTGGCGTAGTTATCCAAACCATCGCAGCATTGAGGATTACGCCCTCTCGAAGCGTCCTGGCAATATCTTACAATTAGCCGCATGATTTTACAAATGGTATTAAGAGATTTCAAAGAAGCACAGAAGGCGATAGGGTTTCATCAGTATCAAGAAGGAAGTAGTAGGCCAAAGGGCGACTTCTATGCCACACCAGCGCAGGCGGTCCACGGGCTTTTGTCGAAGGAAATCTTTGGCGAGACGATCCTAGAGCCATGTTGCGGGAATGGGGCGATTTCAAAGTTATTAGAAGCCCATGAAGCTATTCTATCACAGGAATGGTTAGGCGGAGAGCTTGTCTCCCAAACTACTCGTAAATACAACGTCATCTCTCGTGACCTTTATGATTGGGGCTATGGTGAAACGGGAAAGGACTTCCTCACGGAACCGGTATCGGACGTGGACGCCGTTGTAACCAACCCACCTTTCAATCTTAGTATGGAATTTACCATTCGAGGCTTGGAATGCACAAAGGCGAAGAATGGTAAGGTGGCGATCTTAAATCGTATTGCTTGGCTGGAAAGTGCCAAGCGCAAGAAGTTATTCGAGGCAAATCCTCTGGCGACCGTTTGGATATTCTCTAAGCGGCTACCCAGGTTCAATAGGTTTGATTTTACGGGCAAGTCCAGCACGAGCTTAATTGGATTTGCATGGTATGTTTTTGATTGGACCCATGAGGGGCCACCAATATTAGGATGGATTTAAGATGTTAGATTTTTGTCAAGCATTAGAAGAAGTTGCCTCGGAAGTAGAAGCCCAGAAGCCAGTGGAAGTTGTTCCTGGGAAGCCTTATCATTCTATGAAGGAGTTATTTGCCGACGTAGAGTTTGCGACCTATATGCGAACCCTTTGGCCCCTATTCGCACAAACTGCTAACAACCTATGCTTACAGAACGGCAAGCTAGGTCAAGAGTGCGGTAAGATGCGTGAGCGGTTCTTGATCTACCTATTCGCTCGCTTCCTTGGCGAGGATGCGGAACGTTGCTATGTCGATGACTATTCTGTAGATGTTGTTGAGCGTGGCAAAGACGTTATTGTATTCGGCAGAGACGTTTCCATCAAAACCATCAGCTTCGGCGGCAATAGCTTCAATCAACTGAAGATCAGTTGGATCGAGAACGAGAAGATGGCTAGCGAGGTGCAAGCCACCTGGAAGCCGGAGTTTGACCTTCTCCTGTGCCGTCTCCGATGGGGGTCCGACCAGGAAGGGCTTTACTACATCAGCAAGGAAGTCCAGGAAGCCGTAATGCTAGGTGAAGGGAGTCACTTGAAGACTTCTGGTGGGTATGGGAAGGGGACTTCGCTAACATCAGAGACGTGCGAAGCCCTCATTAACCATCCAGACACATTAAAGCTTGCGATTGCAATGCCGAAAGAGAACAGGGACGAGAATGTATTGAACCAATATTTGGATTGGCTGTATCTGAAAACATGGGCCGAAAAAGACAGGGAATGGGACTCGGACGACGAGTGGATGGACGAGTTCAATAAGGCAATGAGAGAACTAGAGTAAAACTAGACGGTTCTTAATATATAATACAACTGGTGAGTTTAGGCCACCGAAGAAGCCGGTACGGGTAAAACAGGTATATCCCGACCACAAACCAAAAAGGAGAAGTAGATATGAATTCACTTATACCTTCAAGAGAAGCATTTTTTGCTCCCATTAACGAAGAGTTTAACAGACTTTTCGACAGACTTTTTTCAACTGACAGTCTTCAATCTGTTCGATCTAAGATTCGTTCTGGATACCCGAAAATGGATTTGATTGAGACCACAACGGAATTTGTGGTAGAGGTAGAACTGCCGGGGGTCAACGAGGAAGATTTGACTTGTGAAATCTTACCGCCCAATGACGCTACGGCAGGCAGAAAGGTACTTAGACTTAACGGCAAGAAAGATTACAACTATCAATACCCCGAAGGAACTTCGTGGCACGTCAAGGAGTTGAGACGATCTCAATTTACTAGGGAAGTAGTACTTCCTGAAAACGTTGAGGACAGCCCCGAGGCCACGTATGACCGAGGGATACTAAGGTTAGTATTCAACAAGAAGGAAGCGGATAAGAAGCTAGAAGCTAAGCTTATCCCAATCGTTAAGAAGGCGTAAAGCCTAAAAAATCCTGTAGCCTAAACAACTAGTCGAAAGCCGCAAAGAGATGTTATCTTTGCGGCTTTCTTTGTATATATGGGTATGAGATTCCCACGTTTCAAAGTATGGTTCGAGGCGGTACAAGGTCAACTTCAACAGCAGTTAATGGCAATCCGACCGCAGTTAGCGGCAGCGGCCCAGCAAGTCTACGATGCCTGGGACCAGGACGAAGAAGGAATGGACGATGAATATGGCGGCGGTGGAATATGCCATGACATCGCTGACGCTCTTGTGAATGTCGTTGATAGATTGATTCCGCAAGTTGAGGCCGCAACCATCCCGTGGTCTGGATCGGGCGAAGTGCATGTTTATAGTGTTGCCATCTTAGGGGAAGAAGCTTGTGAGGTAGATATACACCCTAGTACATACGAAACTGGCGGTGGTTACACATGGAAAAAAATCCCTAATGTCCAATTTGACGCAAGCGACATCATTATTTATCCAATTAGTGTGGAGCAAGCGAGAGAGATATTGGAATACGACGGGTGATAGCTCATTTATTGCATGGAGCTTCATTCGATAGTAGATGCGGTACACGTAGGTTTGGGTAAAGGGTTCGTCAATGTTCAATCATTGATGGCTCGGCTTCCGTACGTAACACCTACGGTGACTAATAAAGCTTTCTACACCGATCCTCGGTACTACCCGACATATTTTCACCTAGGCCGCAGCCTGAAGCCAAGGTCATTACTTTCTATGAGTCTCGGCGGCGGCTTATCAACAGCCTGTTTCTTGCTGGGAGATTCCGAGGCTCGGGATGTCTTAGCTTATCAACGGCCAATAGATGGGTACTACTCGCCACGCATGGCGAAGCACAATATAAGACAAGCTTACAAAAAGACGCTGGACGTATTTGTTGGGGACGCACTAAGTCAAGAGTTTCAAAATAAGCTAAGGGCAGACTCTTGGGAGGCTGTCATAATAGACGAAGAGTGTAAGTATGACGACTATCTTAGTCTTTTGCGAACGGTGTGGCCGCATATCTCGGAGAATGGTGTGATTGTTTTAGATCGGATTAACTATCATAAACCAGCGGGCCGTGCGTGCAAAGATTTTTGTAATGAGATCAACAGAAACTCGGCGTTCATTCACAGCAAATACGGGGTAGGTTTAATAGGGAAGTAGGCAATATGGGAAATCAAGGAGTTTATGCCATTAGGCATACCCATAGCGGCATGAACTACGTTGGCAGTTCGATGAATCTACACCGTAGGAGAACCCAACACTTTGTTGATCTAAGGGGTTCTAGGCATTGTAATGTGCATCTTCAGAGGGCGTTTGATAAGTATAGCGAGGACGCCTTTGAGTGGATCGTGTTAGAGGAAGTTACCGATGCTGAAAATTTAATCGAGAGAGAACGGTTCTGGATCAATGAGTTGTCGGCTACAAATAAAGGTAATGGTTATAACATAGCTCTTGACCCGATTGCTCCAATGCGGGGAAGGCGGTTTTCGAGTAAGACGAAGGCTAAGTTAAGTGATTTAAGAAAAGGTTCTCTACACCCGAGGGCTAAGATTAACGAATCAGATGTATTAAAGATTTGTGATATGCACAAACAAGGGAAATCTCAATGTGAAATATCTAATCTAGTTGGTGTAGATCAAACAAATGTAAGTCTGATACTACGTGATAAAGCATGGCGGCACGTTATCTCTGAGAGGAACCTACAAGCGGTTGCTACAAATAACACATCCGGTTGTACTGGTGTTTATTATGCAAGAAATGTTGGAAAATGGGTCGCTGAGATCATTAAAAATGGGGTCCACTATAGGCTGGGGACGTTCGTTGATCTTCAAGAGGCTATAAAAGCTCGTAAAGAAGCAGAGTGGAGGCTATCATCGGATACGAAATAACAATCAATTTCTACGAAAAGAAGTCAGACGCCGAGGAATTCAATAAAGAAGAGTCGGAGTTAAAGACGAAAGTAATTAAGATCGGAGCCCCCGATGATGCGGTTCCTTTACAGAAGGTAGCCGCAACCATAATTCGGTCTTATACGGATCGTGATAAATGGGTGGAGTCGGTGAGTGTAGAGGAGTGGACGAAGAAACCGCTGAAATGTGTTCAAACAAAGAATGGCGTCAAAATTGCCAACCAAGCATTCAATCTTGGTTTGAATGAAATCATGAAATTGGCAGTAGACGACAGGCCCACACATCAGCAGCAACCGCAGCCTCAGTACGCTCCGCAACCGCAATACCAGCAACCGCAGCCTCAGTATGCTCCGCAACCACAATACCAGCAGCCGCAGCCGCAGTATGTCCCACAGCCACAATACCAGCAGCAAGGCCCACAACTTATCCTGCCGCAGAGTGTTACCCAGCGTCAGGCCCCGATGCCCATGAACGAGCAAGTTCATACGGGTGAAATGGGAGCCCCGGTCATCACCTCGGCAGATCGTGATTTCCAGACGGGTATGCAACAGGGCACATATGCCTCTACTCCCGCACAAGCTCACCCTGGTTACGACTACCGTGAGGGCGAGCGAATTGTTAGACAACAGCCTAAGAAGTCTATGGCTGGATTGCAATATGGACAGCGTATAGAAGTGTGTGATCCGCCCCCAGAGTTAAGGAATGATGTACGAGGCTTGAATTTGACCATTGGTAAGAGATACCAAGTTATCTCTGAACAACTAGCTCCGAACGGTAGCGACTATGTGTATAAGATCGTAGACGATACCGGGAGGGAAAAGCTGGTCGGCTGGCATTACTTTCGCCAACCCCAAGCAGTCCGGCAGGAGGAGTCTTATTATGACCCTCGTTCGGGCCAGCTTTTCACGGCTGCACGTTATGTTGACCAAGCTGCTATGGAGTCCCGAGAATATGAGTCTCGCCCTCGATTGCTTTACGAAGGAGGCTCCGAGCCCCCAATGTACAGAAACGTTGCCTCCTCCTCCGCCGACCCAAACATGAATGGGATGTTGTCAAGAATGGATCAAGCAGTAAGACGTAGAACAGGTACAAGATGACAAAGAAGAAACTCCAAGAACGTAAAGAGAAGAAGCGTAAGGAAAAGGCCAAGGCTACGGTTGAGGCCCGTCGTAAGAAGCTCCAAGAGATGCGGAAGGAAGCTAATGAAACTGCTAAGTTTCAGAAGCACTTTGGTCTTAAGGTGGCTCCATACCGCCGTGCGGCCGACCCAGCCTTATTGGAACCGGAACCAGCTATGACCAAGCAAACTAAGGTAGATGATCCAAGGAAGGTGGAATATATCAAAAAGAAGCTTGAACACAATATGGAGATTCTGAAAGCGTTGGAAGAGGAGTTCCAACGGGAGCAAGAGGAACGTGAAAAGAACCAAAAGGCTTTAGAGGCAGAGGGGGCTTTTACTATGCGTGAAAAGCTAGATTTAATTGCCAAGAAGACCGAAGATAGGATTGCCACGGGCGACCTATCATCCAGCGAAGAGCTTACATCCATGCCCTATGACGAGCACTTTTTTGATGGTGCGGTAGAGGCTTATATGGAGCCATATTCGCCTCTACCGCACCATCAAAAAAGTGCTCGTC